AGCAGCAGATAACGCCGCTTACTGTTCAGATCGCGGGCCCGTCTGACGCGGTACACCTGCTCACCCTGCACCACTTCAAAATCACTGGTGATCCCGCGGCGCCAGCGAACGGTGATGTAGTGCGTGATCGTATTGTCGGTCTGTGCCGTTTCCTGGTAAGTGGTTGCACTGGTCTGGACAACCTTTGCCCAGACCGGAAAAGACACGGGGTAATCAGGACGGGTACCGAGATCAGCCGCTGGCACATCGACCCGTTTCCGGAGCAGCACCCGTTTATCCAGCTCACCCGGATCGGGCAGCAGGTAGGTCGCGCTGGTTTGCGCCTGGCGAAGTTTCATAGCGGTATGAACCGGTAGGGGCCGACAAGCCAGTTGTAGGACTGCGGCATTTCAAGCTGTTCGACTTCTGACACTGATGCGCGATTTTCATAAAAATGTGTCGCTAACATCAGCATACCCAGCTTGACGTCATCGGGCAGCTTAAGACCATCAGGATCATCCGCGGGAACCGTTTCAGTTGGACCGTAAAGCTTACGATTCAGAAAGGTTTCCGTTCGACTCTGAACCGCGCCCCCCAACAACGTCAACAGTTCATCCTCTTCGGTAAAGTCGTCTTCCAGCCGAAGCTGATTTTTTATTTCCGGAAGCGTCAAAAGCATGAATGTCTCCATGCCCGCCATATGACGGGCATAAAAAAACCGCTTACGCGGCATCTTTTATCGGTGTTCTGTATTACAGCGCTTTACCCACCAGCGCTTTAATGGCTGCGGTGTCTTCCAGCACACAGTCGAAGCGGTGGAAGGCCAAGAACGCGGTCTGATCGTATTCAGCGTAGCGTTCAACCAGACGCTTCAGCGTCATGTAAGCAACGCGGCGCACCACGAAGCGGTTAAAGTCCCCCAGATAAATGAATTTTTTGCTGGCGGCCGCATTGTCGATGGCCTGATCGATAACATACGGAATACCCAGAACGGTCGCTGGGGATCCGCCGGTGATATCTGGCAGCCACAGTGGACGGCCCTGTGTATCTTCCATTTGCTCGATGCTCTGCAGCGTCGCGTCATTGAAAGCCCAGCGGAAAGAAGGACCGCCACGATACGCCGGATCGAGGGAGTGAATCAGGGAATTCATATCCTTCCAGTTGAACGCCGCCGCCGCTGAAGACTGAGTAGTGCCTGTTACTGAAGCGGCCAGTCCCTTAGGCTGAAGTGGCGTGCCGGCACCGGTTCCCTGAACGAGATATTTAGCCTCACCGCGCCCGATGCGCTGTGCAATACGGCCTGCCAGATATGCCTCGATATCAACGCCGCTGTCCTGCAGCAGTTCGTTAGAGACGCGAATGATTTTGGATGAAAGCTTTTTGGCACCCAGGGTCGCCGTGCCGAACGTCACGTCACCTTCAGTGGCTGCGCTGTTTTCAGCGAGCAGTTCGCCCTCTTCAGCGGTACCGTCAGAAGTGGACCAAGTAATATCCTGACCGTTTGAGGTATTGAGAATCTGGGCAACGCTCGCGATCCCGCCGTAGGCTTTCATCGCATCGATGATGGTATTGCGCATCTGCGTAGGTACGGTATAGCCGCCCTTATCGTCAGGGGTGGTGCCCTGCGCGCGCAGTTCTTTAACGGCCTGGCGCTCTTCGGCAGTCAGTTCACCGAAGCCGTGGCGCAGAAGGCGATCAAATGCCGCAGCGCGGCGCTCATCTGCCTGCTTCTCCGGGGTAATCTGGCGCTGACGCTGCTCCGGCTCCTGCTCGTCAACGTAGGTCTGATCGTGACGGCGCAGCTCTTCTTCGCGGCCGATTTGTTCGTCGAGCGCATCCAGCTCGTGTTTTGCTTTATTCCACTGAGTGCGCTGTTCCTCAGTCCAGGCTGTGTTTTCAGGGATGCCCTCATGCATCGCACGCATTTCACGGGCGATGGTGTTACGTTTTTGCTTCAGTTCATGCAATTTCATGGTTTTTCCTTACGCATTAAGAAGAGTCAGCATGCGCTCGCGCGCCGTTCGTTGGTTAATGGCTTGCGCCAGCGCGCCGCTGTTGCGCGCCTCCTGCCAGGCTTTCATGGAGCGAACTCCGGAATCGGCATCCTGATAAGCCGGATAGGTCACCGGACTGACATCAAAGAGCCGCGAAAAGCGGTTAATCTCGCGAATGATGATGCCCTCATCGTCCTGGTACCAGTGCTCGCCATCGTGAGCGATCCTGAATGCGAAGGACGACTGGGTGATATCACCGCGCATCATCGGTGCCAGCACCAGATCGCGAATGGTCTGGGTGTCAGGGGCCGCGATGTCGTAGCGAAGCCCTTTATCATCGACGCTGACGCTCAACGTTCCGGAAGCGCTGCGCCCGAGGATGAAGTTCGGGTCATGGTTAAACAGTCCGCGGATATCGTCGCCAAGTACATCATCGAAAGCGCCGGGCTTAATAATCTCGCGGAAACCCCAGAGGGGTTCGGAGCGGCTGTTAAACACCGATCCGTAACCGATAATCCGCGTGGGCTGCTCCCCCAGCTGTTCGGCACGGACCTCACCGCTGTAACAGCGAGTCTCGCGTTCACTCATCGGTTTTTTCCTTTTCGGTTTTGGTGGTTTTGAAATCGTCCGCCGGATTGGCGGCGTTGACGCTGACGAGCATTTCGTCCAGGCCGTCGACCGGATTCATATCCTCGAAAGCGCGGGCTTCGTTGCGGCTCATCCAGCCATCGGTGATCGCAAAGTGGTAGAACTGTGCGCGTTCCTGCGGGGTGCCGCGTAACAGGCCAGTAAGGTTAAACCGGACGTAATACCCGGCGGCCAGCTCGGCGCGGGTAAACAGGCGGCGGTTAAGCTCCTGCTCCCAGTTCGTCACCCAGGGCATCATCGAGTAGCGGACAAACTGAATGGCCTGCTGCGTGATGTTGCTGAAGGTGGCTTTTTCCAGGTCGTTGATCATGTGCGCCGGCACGTTAAAGATCCCGGCAATCATCGAGCGGTTGAGCTTTGACATGTCGATGATCTGGGCGTCAATCGGCGACACGGTCAGCGCCTTGTAATCCAGATCCGCAGGCAAGAGCATGGTTTTATTTTCCTGACTGCGTAACGCCTGCGACGCCTTCTGCCACTGTTCTTTAAGCCAGCCCCAGCTGTCTTTGTTGAGCGCGCTTTTAACGGACACGATCCCGGCCGGGCGGGCATTTCCGCTGAAGAAGCTTTCCGTATACTTCTGCCCGCTCATGCCCATGCCGATTGTTTCGGCGTGCTGCATCACCGGACTGAGGCCCATTTTCTGGTTATTCCCCAGCGCCCGGATGTGGATCATGTCGTCGGGGCTGATGGCAAAAGCCCCCTCTTCGTTGTAGAGCCCGTAGGTATAGCGCCCGCCGGTATTAATCAGGGTCGTTTCCCACGGCATGCAGCAATCGAGGGAAGTCACTTCACCGCGGCGGCTGCGCTTAACCCAGGTGTACCCATTGCCCCAGCCGAGGATGTGACGTTGCTTCAGTTCGCGCCACTTATAGCTGGTCTGCCAGGTGTTCGGCTCATCGTGAACCAGATAAAAAGCCGGGTGATCCCGCGCTGGCTCAACCTTGCCGTTGTGCTTTCGCATGACATGCAGCGGCATCTGAGCGAGGTTTGATGACAAAACGTATATGCAGGCATACACCGCCGCCAGCTTCATCGCCGTTTCAGGGCTTACGTACACCTCCGCCCTGAATAGCCCCTCCATATCAACTGCATCACCAGTTATTGGCGTGCCGGGATTTTCGAGCGATTCACTTCTGAACAGAGAATCAAGCAGCACGCTTCCCCCTTCTGGCCATAACCAGTCCCGCCACCAGCAGGAGTCCGCCGGAGAACATCAGTGCCGGAGCCAACCCGAACTGCAGGTAAAATCCGGACGTGAGCAGGCCGTAACCGGCCAGCCCGATTACATCTGTGATAAGTGATTTCATAGAATTAAGAACTCTTCGTCTGAATCGAGAGATGAAAGGAAATCACCAGGCTCTTTGAGCATTGCCCGCCCGATCGCCATAATCAGCGCAACCGCGCCGTCGATTTTGTTTTCATTCTGCTCTTTGATGGGTTTAACCACATCGTCGTTACCAGGCAGATACTTCCCGACGACGTTACTGATACACCAACTCATGATCGGGTTGCCGTCGTGATGAAAGCGGCCCGACTCAATGGCGGCTTCCAGCTCCTTCATCGGGTCAGACATGTTGGTGTAGTTCTGGACAATCGTGATGGGGTTAAGCCCTTCATCAGCCAAATCATGCGAAAGGCCAGTTGCGCCGAACGGGTCAATAGGTGACTCGCTAACCGGGTTAAGTTTGTTCGCAGCCTTGGCCTCTTCAAGGATGTAGCGGTAATCCACCTCCGCTCCGTCAGTTACCGTCAGTAACCCCATCTCTACCCATTTCTGAAAACGTTCGGCAGTCCGGCGATCCTCGTTCTTTTCGACGCTATAAACCGTGTCATACGGCACCCAGAACCGCGGCGCCACGGAGTAATAATGTGTTTTCCCGTCAATCTCCCGGCTAAACAACCGCGGCATGCTGTTCATATCCAGTTTGCGCGCCAGGTCAAACGCCAGTATGCAGGGCTGGCCCTCGAACTGCTCCAGCGTCAGCGTCTTGTCTTCGCAGTTCTGCCAGGACACCAGGTTGAAGAACGCGGCCCGGGCAGCGACCCAGATATTAAGGTGCTTCGTCTTGAACACACCCGCCTGGCGGGCATTATTGATAGCAC